CGTTTAAACAGTTGCCGGAGTAAGTTATGGCCGACAATTTTATTTTATTCAGCTCCGAGTTCGATGTCGTCGAAGCATACGCCAGCGGGTTTCCCGGCGTCCGCCCGCCGACCGACGAAGAGTCCGCTGAATTCTACGGCGCGATCGAAGCGTCTGGTGGCACGCGCGACGGCGGCATGGCGTGCAGAAGCTACGGCCTCGCGGAAAGCGGTAAGGGCAAACTCAGTCTTCCGTTTTTAGAAATCTACTCGCTGTACCCAGACTGCTTACCCGGTGGTCGGCAGGAACGTGGTGACTGCGTCAGCTGGTCGACACGTAATGCGGCGCTGGGCACGATGTGCTGCGAAATTACAAGCGGCAGCGCTGATGAAGTAACCGGTCGCGTCGAGGGCGCGCCTGCGGTGTCCGACAAAGCGCGTTTAAACGGCGTGCTCAGCACCGAAGCAATTTACAATTGGCGCCGGCATGGCGGAGACGGTTGGAGCTGTCAGGCTGCCGCGGCCGTGTTGCTGAAAGAAAGCGGCCTGTGGTTGCGCAAGAAGTATGACGAGATCGACGTCGACTTCACCGAGTACAGCGGAAGGAACGCCGGCCTGTACGGGTCGAACACACCTCCCGCGTCGTGGTTGAAGGTTGGCGCCGATCATTTAATGCGCACGGCGACTGAAGTTGAGAGTTATGAGACGTTGCGCGATCTGTTACACAACGGGTATTGTGTAAGCTCGTGCGGCAGTGAAGGTTTTTCGGCTGAGCGCGATGAGAATGGTGTATCGCGCCGTCAGGGTGGGTGGGCGCACGCGCTCGCTTATCTGGGCGTGGATGACCGCCCGGAGATTATTGAACTGTATGGCGAACCACTTATTTTAATCCAAAACAGCTGGGCGGCGTGGAATTCTGGAAGTCGACGAATTTACAAAACAACAATCGACATTCCGGTGGGTTCATTTTGGGCGCGGTGGTCTGACATTAAAAATCGCTACATGGTTGCGTTTTCTGGTGTAAACGGTTGGCCGCCCAAGAAACTGGCGCATTTCGGTTCTATCGGCAACATTTAATACAATAGGTGCTGTATGCTCGAATGGTTACTTGCCATCCCGCTGTGGTTCTCCAATGCGCCAGCGCAACAGCAAGATTATGTCGGCATGGTCGCTGCAGAGGCTGCTTATGCTGCTCTGCTTCCTGACACAACGCCGGTGAAGCCCAAGGTCCCGCGCAAAGATTGCAAAACATGCAACGGCAGCGGAAAAGTGCGACAAGGAGACGGGCACGAAACAGAATGCCCAGACTGCGACCCGACGCTCGGCGCAGATATTAAATTAGACATTGTTGCGCCGGCAATGAAATCGTCTGGATTTCCGCCGCGGCAACTTCGGTCAGCGCAGTAAACAAACCTCGCGATTACGGGAGCTTTTTGTGTTAGACGCTCAGCAAAAGACCGGAAAGTGCTACACATATCGCGGGCTTAAATTTTACGCGGAGAGCGGGTTTGTTTGTCTGCATGACGAATCAACCGGCGAGTTTTTTGTTCTGACACGGCGCGAATTCTTGCAGCGCGCTCAAGCCCTAAGTGATGAGGCCCGCCGCATGCGTGAAATGGGCGCGCTTAACCCGTCCAAGGCCGCGTGGTTGTCCGAAGACCGCACGGGGCTGCTGCAGGCGATTGAAAACATGATTGCGTGCACTCGCGAGGCCAAAGATCAGGGCGACCGCACAGACCCTGAAGTAGATGCTTGGTTTCGTAAACATCGGCCATTTAAGCGCAGTCGGCTCGTTGTTCCCGGAAATGTTAATTTTGCTAGTTCGGCTCCCGGGCCCATGCCGCTCGGAAAAGACACTGGAAAAAGAGCGGCCCCAGACTTTACAATAGGTGGGTCCGATCACCAGCCGAAAAAGTTAATATTGCCGGGAGATATCTAATGGACGTAGATGCAGACACGCTTCTGGCGTTTAAACGCGGGTTCTTGGATTTTTGCTGCGACAACGGCCTGTCTAAAGAAGCCGCGGCAGAGCTGATCAACACAACTTCCGTATTTGAAAAAGAAGCGTTGTCGCCAGCCACGCTTTTGGCGCGTTTAGCTGTGCACGCCCGCCGCGCTGGTCGGGCCGTTGCGCCCTATGGTCGGGCCGTTGCGCCCTATGTCGCCCCCGCCGCACTAGCGGGCGGCGCTGCGGCGCTCGGTGGTGCTGCGGCGACAGGCACTGCCGGCGTAGTGCAGCATGTGCCCAATTTATACATGCAGGCGCTGCCGTACATGGTTGGTCTTGGCGGCGCAGCTGGTTTGGCTTTGGGAAGCGGCATCGGGCACGGCATGGCGTCTTTGGACGACGACGCCGAAACGCCTGAGCAAATCAAGGCCAAAGAACTGGCGCAGACCTACCAGACGTACGCCGACCAGATCAAAGCGAAAAAGAAATACAACCAGTCTCGAATGGGTGATGCGTGACCACAAGAAAATACTACGGAGAGATCGAAAACGGCAATCACTCTGGCCGCCTGCAGTGGCCCGGTACGCCGGACGGTTTCCCCGTTTTAATGTCGTCGAATAGCAGTGCCGCGATGGGCGGCATCAAGCAGGAAGAACTCGACAACATTGAATACCGACTCGACTTTCGTTCCAAAATGTTTGAACTGTGGGACCCGACACAGAAGGCAGAGTTTGACGAAATAAACGACCGCGTGATCAACAATTGGTATTCGTTGCGAAAACGCGAAGATCATTGGGACGACGAAAATAAACATTACCGTGTGTGGTTAGAGTGGTGCCAAATCTATGGCGTCATTCCCCCGAAGTAACAGGTGCTATATGCAGAAACAAGCTGAAGACCCGATGCGCCCAATAAACGTCGATGACGGGCGAATGCTTTTAAACACACTGGGCGGCGGTTTGGCGCTGGGCGCCGGTGCCGTCGGCATTCATCAGTTGCTCAAGCAGCTGCGCAGCCGGATGCGTCGCAAGCCGCCGGCGGAGGAAAACATTTATCAGTCTGTGTATAGCAGCATGCCGACCAAGCAGGCCGACGGCAAAACTACATACGAAGACGTGCTGGCTGCGATCGGCCGCACATTTATGCCGAAGCAGTTTCCGTCGATCTCCGCTCCCGGTGAAGGCGGCACGGAAGCCGTCAGCCCGATGCACTGGGCTGCGCGAACGATTATCCCAGCCGCGACCGGTGTTGCCGGCGCTGGTCTGGGCGCGATGGCTGTTAAAAATATCGTGTCATCGCGGCAAGACGCTGCCCGGAATCGCGACGCCGCGCAATCTGTTGCCGCTGCACGCAAACATTATTTCGACGCGCTGTTGAATAACGAAGAGGCGGACGACGAAAAGAAAGCGACCGTCGACGAAAAATTAACGGAGCTGTACAAGCAGACGAAACAGGCTGAAGAAACCGGCCAGCGTTCGTGGTACAACCCGATGCGATACATTGGCGATTATCTTTACGAGCCCGGCGTCGGTCTTCCGATCGCTCTGGGTATGGGTTCTCTCGGCGTCGGTGGTTTGTACGGCGGCGTTCTTGCGTACAAGCGCCGCAAGGCCGAGAGTCAGCGCAAAGCAAACGCGACGGCCGAAGAGGCACGCGCCCGTTTACGCGGTATTTCCCCTCCGTGGATTGACCCGCAAGAACTGGCGGCGTTGAAACAAGTGAATGAAAAGCAAGATGCGTGAGCGCCATGCCAACATTGCCGAACCAGCCACCCAGCGGCGCACCGCAGGCGCAGCCACAGTTTCGCGGATTTGGTGACGTCGGCGCATTACGTTCTGGCATTTTTGACCGCGCACTGGAAAGCGCCCGCGGCATCGAACCCATTCAGAACGAGAACTACACGCTGGCGCTGAATGACGTAGATTACTCTGGCCCCGAACGCTATACAAAAGCGCAGCACAAGAACGCCATTCTGACCGGCGCGTCGTTGTCTCGCAAAATGATTGGCACGTGGTCGCTGGTAGACAATAAAACACAGCAGCCCGTCGCCACCCGCCGCGCGACCATTGCCAACGTTCCGTACCTGACAGACTCTGGAACGTTTGTAAACAAAGGCGTCGAGTACACGCTGTCGCACCAGTTGCGGTTGCGCCCGGGCGTCTTTACTCGCGAAAAAGAGAACGGCGAATTAGAGGCGCATGTAAATACGCTTCCCGGGAAAGGCCGCTCGCACCGATACTTTCTTGATCCCCAGACCGGCGTGTTCAAGATTCAAATCGGGCAGGCCAAGATTCCGCTGATGCCGCTGCTCAAAACGCTTGGCATGCAGGAAAAAGATGTGCGGGCGGCGTGGGGCAATGAAATCACAGCTGCCAACATCGCACAGGGAGACGCCGGCACGCTGGATAAGCTGTACAGCCGCTTAGTGTACAAGGTCGACCCGCAGGCTGATCAGCTGGCCAAGGTCAAAGCCATCGCCGCCGAGTTTGCCAAGACAGAATTTGACGACGTTGTGACAAAACGCACACTCGGCAAGCCGTACAAAAATTTAACGCCTGAAGCCGTACTGGACATCACGAAAAAGCTGCTGGCTGTGAATCGCCGCGAGGCTGATCCAGATGACCGAGACAGCATGGCGTATCAGCAGGTGTACGGCCCGGAAGATTTGATCGCTGAACGCTTTGCCAAGGATAAACAAAATCTGCGACAACTGCTGTGGCGCGCATCAGCCAAGAAATCACTGGACCATGTTCCGGCCGGCGTGTTTAACAAGGCTATATCAGCGGCCTTGCTCGGTTCCGGCCTCGGGTCCAGCATTGAAGAAATCAATCCGGCGGAAATCTTTGACCAGCAGACCCGCGTCACACGGTTGGGCGAGGGCGGCATCGGTTCTATCGACGCGGTCCCGGCCGAATCCCGCAGCGTGCAGCCCAGCCATTTGGGTTTTATCGATTTTCTGCGCACACCGGAGTCTGGCAAGGTTGGCGTGGATATGCGTTTTGCAAATGGCGCGAAAAAAGGCGTCGACGGCAGGATATACATGCCGGTAATCAATACAAAGACCGGGCAGGCAGAGTATAAAACGCCGCAGGACCTTGCCGACGAAGCTTTAATCTTTCCCGGCGAAGAACGAAACGGCCTGCCGAAGATGACAGCTCTGCGCGGCGGCAAATTTACCTACGTCGATCCTAAAGACGGCGGGTACATGCTGCAGAACATGGACGACTCGCTTTCTGCCCTGACCAACATGGTGCCGATGAAATCCATGGTCAAGGGTCAGCGCGTGATCATGGGTAGCCGCATGTTTACGCAGGCGCTCCCCCTTGTAAACGCCGAAGCCCCGTTAGTGCAGTCTGGGCTTGCTACAGACCCGACGCGCTCACACGAAGACGTTATGGGCGAAAATCTGGGCGCCATTCGGGCAGACGTCGCCGCCCGTGTTATGTCTGTCAGTCCGGATGAGATCGTTGTAAAAGACGCGAATGGTCAAAAGAAGACAATTGACCTGTATAACGACATGCCGTTCAACCGAAAGACGTTCTGGTCGCAAAAAGCACTTGTGCAGCCCGGTGACGTAATTAAACCCGGTCAACTGCTCGCCACCAGCAATTTTACGGACGCCAATGGAACTGCTGCGTTGGGCGCTAATCTTCGCGTCGGCTATCTTCCTTTCCGCGGCAAGACATACGAAGACGCCATTGTTATTTCAGAGTCGGCAGCCAAGCGGTTAACGTCGGAGCACATGTATCAGCACGAGTCGGACGAAGGCGACGACACAAAGACAGACAAAAAAACATTCATGAGCCTGTTTCCGACCGACTACGACAAAAAAATGCTGGCCAACTTCGACGGCAACGGTTCGATCAAGAAGGGCACAGTCGTTAATTTTGGCGACCCACTGATCCTGCAGGTTAAAAAGAAAGAACAGACGTACGGCCGGGTGCATCGTGGTCGTGCTGGAAGTTTCTCCAACGCGACTGTGACATGGGATCATCATTCTCCCGGCGTTGTGACAGACGTAGCCCAGACAAAGAAGGGCCTCAGCGTCGTCGTTAAATCAGCGGCCGGCATGGAAGTGGGCGACAAGATGACCGGGCGCTTCGGAGACAAGGGCGTAGTATCTGAAATCGTGCCAGACGACCAGATGCCGCAAGATTCTGCTGGGCGGGCGTTAGAAGTGCTTGTCAGCCCGCTTGGTTTGATCAATCGTGTGAATCCCGCCCAGATCGTCGAGGCTGCGCTGGGCAAGATCGCAGAAAAGACTGGCAAGCCGTTCAAGATCAAAGATTTCGACGACCAAAACGATCTAGTCGAGTTTGCCACGAAAGAACTGCAGAAACACGGCTTAACAGACAAAGAAGAAGTCATTGACCCCGAAAGCGGCCGAAAGATTAAAGATGTTCTGGTCGGCAACCGCTTTTTCATGAAATTACACCACACGGCCGAATCTAAAGGTCAGGGCCGTGCGACTGGCAGCTATACAGCAGAAGGCACGCCGGCTAAAGGTGGCTCAGAAGGCGCCAAGCGTGTCGGTATGCTCGATCTGGGTGCGTTATTGTCCCACGGCGCCGGTCAGGTCATCCGCGACGCCAAAATGGTGCGTGGACAGGCCAATCCCGAATACTGGACGCAATTCATGGCCGGTTATGACCCGCCGCTGCCCAAGATTCCGCACGTATACGAGAAGTTTGTTAATCAACTCAAAGCCAGCGGGGTAAACACGGTTAAGTCAGGCACCAAGACACATATCATGGCCTTGACTGACAAAGACGTAGACAATCTTGCCGGCGAGCGTGAATTACAGAGCGCCGAGACCGTCAGCTGGGATAATGCACTCAAACCCATCAAGGGCGGTTTATTCGACGAGCACCTGACTGGCGGGCATGGTGGCAATCGTTGGGCAAAAATCACATTACACGAGGCAATGCCCAATCCTGTCATGGAAGAACCTATCCGGCGCACGCTTGGGCTGACCGAAAAGAAATTTAGGGCAATTCTGGCAGGCCAAGAGACGTTGCGCGATAAAACAGGTCCAGCAGCCATTCGAAGCGCACTGGAAAGCGTTAATCTGCCCAAGGCCATCGAACAGGCCCGAGAAGACATTAAATCGGGGCGCGGAACAGCAAGAGATGCGGCCGTCAGGCGTCTGGGCTTTTTAAAGGGCGCAGAATCAACAGGAGTACACCCCAAAGACTGGATGCTGTCCAAGGTCGGCGTTCTCCCGCCCGCATTCCGTCCAGTATCGGTCATGGGGGCGAAAAAGCTGCCGCTCGTAGATGACGCAAACTACCTGTACAAAGAATTACTCGACGCAAACAACAATTTAAAAGAAATGGCGCGCGCCTTCGGCGACGCGCCAAACGAGCGACTGACGGTATATGACGCATTAAAAGGTGTCACAGGGCTGGGCGACCCAATCCAACCAAAGAACGCCGAGCGGAACGTCCGGGGCTTCCTCTCGAAGATATTCGGCGACAGCCCTAAGTTCGGCACAATGCAGCGCAAACTGCTGTCTACCACCGTCGACCTCGTCGGACGGGCCGTCATCGCTCCCAACCCCGATCTGGACATGGACGAGGTGGCGCTGCCAGAAGACAAGGCGTGGGACATTTACAAGCCGCTGGTCGTGCGCGGGCTCGTCCGTCGCGGCATGAACCGCATGCTGGCGCTGCAAGCCGTGGAAGACCGCAACAAGGCCGCATTCGCCGAATTAAATACCCAGATGAACTCCCGGCCCATTATTATCAACCGCGCGCCCGTGCTTCACCGCTACGGCATGATGGCGTTCTATCCGCGTCTGACCAAGAACAAGGTCATGGAAGTCAGCCCGGTGATTACCAAGGGCTTTAATGCCGACTTTGACGGCGACGCGATGCAGTATCACGTACCTAGCACGGAAAAAGCCGCCAAAGAAGCCATCGACAAAATGCTGCCGAGCAAAAACCTGCTTTCGGCCGCAGCGTTTAAATCGCATTACGTCCCAAACAAAGATTATCAATCTGGCGCTTACTTAGCCTCGATCAGCCAGAATAAAAAAGCCAAACCACGCGTGTACAGAAGCCGTAAGGACGCTCTGGCAGCTTACAAACGCGGGGAAATAAATGTGGACACGCCAGTTCATATTGTGGAAGATAATGATTGAAATCACTTTGCCACAGGAGTTGTTAACATGCCCATCAATCGCGAACTTATGAAAATGGCGACAGGCCGCGCCCAGCTTGAGAAGTCGGCAATCGTCCCACCGCCCGGTGGCGGACAAGACCCGGCTGCCGCTGGTGCCGCTCCGCCGCAAGACCCGGCCGCGATGGGCGCTGCTCCTCCACAAGACCCGGCTGCCGCACAGCAGGCTGCTCCGCCCCAGATGCCGCCCCCGACCGATCCGTCGATGATGGGAGGCCTTCCGCCGGCAATGCCCGCCGCTGCCCCGGCGCCTGATCAGACGCAACAGCAGCAAAAGTTAAAACCCGAGCAGATGATGCAGATGATTGATTTCCGCATGTACAACATGCAGCAAATCCTCACGGCCATCGCCAACTCGCTGGGCGTCCAGATTGACCCGAGCGTGCTTGTGCTGCCTCCCGGCACCACTGGCGCCCCTCCAGCCGAAACGGCGCTCCCCGGCGGCCCTATGGCCCCGCAGCCACAGCAGCAAGCTGCTCCTGCCGCAGCTCCTCCTGCTGGCGGAGCCCCGCCCATGAAACAAGCCGAAGACCTGTGGTCGCGTGTTGAACAATACAACACAACACGCATAGGCACGCCCATCGCTACAAAATGGCAGTCGTTACCAGAGCCGATCTCGCACAGCCTTGAAGAGCCGCTGCACGTGAAGGCCGCTGCCGCATACGAATTACAAAAAATCCGTAACGCGCGATGAAAGTAAAAACACAGGCTAATCTTCACCCCGTCGAAACCAAAGCGCATAGCGTTGTCGTGTATGACGACAATGGCAATGCGATCTTTGCGGCGACACACATCCTTGATCAGGCAATCGTGGCAGCCAGAGTCGGAGAGTCCGATTTTGCGCACGTGTTGAAATTAATCGGTGACGATCTTTGCCCGAAAGTGACAGAATCCACGCCGCCGCAAAGGACGTGACTTTGTTAAAAACGACACTCGGTCAATTGATGCTCAATGACGCCCTGCCGCAAGAACTACGCGACTATTCGCGTGTCTTGGACAAAAAAGGTATGTCGTCGCTCAGCACCAAATTGGCTGAAAAATATCCGGATCAGTATCGCGACGTGATGAAAAAAATTCACGACATCTCGCGAGACGCCGGTTATACGTCAGGCGGGTTGTCTATGGGTTTGGCAGATATCCGACAGACCGACGCCAGTAAAAAAAATGCGGCGGTTGTCACCGCCGCACTTAGACAGATCATGTTGGACAAGTCGCTCGACGACAAGCAGCGCCGCGTAAAAATACTAGAGCTGGCGTCGACAGCGCATCAAAAATTAACAGAAGACGTTTACAACGAGGCGCTCGAAAAGAACAACCCGCTTGTGCATCAGGTTATCGGGGGCGGCGGTGGCAACAAATTTACGCTTAGTTCGCTTATCGGCGCCGACATGCAATACGTCGATCACAAAGACGATCCGATTCCCGTACCGGTAATACGACCTTACAGTAGAGGGCTTACGCCCTCTGAATATTTCGCGGGCGCCTTCGGCGCCCGCAAGGGTGTCATTGATACAAAGACAGCTACCGCTGATGCCGGGTTCTACGGTAAGCAGCTGACGCAGATGGCGCATAGGCTTGTTGTCACAGCCGATGACGACGATGACGAAGAGCGGTTGATGACAGCACACAATCGCGGATTCCCGTCAGACGTCGACGACCCCGACAACGAAGGCGCGCTTCTGGCGCGCGACAGCGGTCCCTACAAGCGCAATACGGTATTAACGCCCAAGATACTGCGAGATTTAAAAGAATCCGGCGTAAAAGACATTCTTGTGCGCAGCCCGATCGTCGGCGGGCCGGAAGACGGCGGCGTATACGCAAAAGACGTCGGCTATCGCGAGAAGAGCCGCATCCCGCCGATCGGCGACTTTGTCGGCATTGCCGCAGCGCAGGCCTTGAGTGAGCCAGTTTCGCAGTCGCAGCTGAGCTCCAAGCACTCGGGCGGTGTTGGCGGCGCAAAGTCTATTTCCGGGTTTAAAGCTATCAATGCGCTGGTACAGGTGCCCAAAAAATACCCCGACGGCGCCTCGCACGCGCAGCGGGACGGAACAGTGCAAGAAGTGCGCCCGGCGGCTCAGGGCGGTTTTTACGTCAAAATCGACGGAGACGATCACTATGTGCCGGCAGACATGGAAGTCACTGTAAAAAAAGGCGACGTGCTCGAAGCAGGCGACTCAATCTCAAATGGTATGCCCAACCCGGCTGAAATAGTTAAACACAAGGGTATTGGCGAAGGTCGGCGCTATTTTGTGCAGGCTATGCGCGATGTGTTTAAAAATAGCGGCATCTCGGCGCATCGGCGCAACGTTGAGCTTGTAGCTCGCGGGCTGATTAATCACGTGCGCATGGACGACGAGTACGGAGACTTTGTACCAGACGAAGTCGTGCCGTATTCCGTCGTAGAGCGAAACTGGCGGCCCCGCGAAGGCGCTGTCATGGGCGAGCCGGCAAGATTAACAGGACAGTTCCTCGAAGCTCCTGCGCTGCACTATTCCGTCGGCACAAAGATCACCAAGTCGGTCGCCGCAAATCTAAAGAAATACGGCGTCAACGCCGTACAAGCGCACAAAGAAGCCCCGCCGTTTCACCCCGAGATGGTACGCGGCATGGCAAACATTTCGCATGATCAAGATTGGATGACGCGCATGCTTGGCTCATACCAAGAACGCGGATTTTTAAATAGCGTACACCGCGGGTTAACAAGCGACGCGTCCGGAAGTAGCTACGTGCCCGTCTTGGCTGCCGGCGAGAATTTTGGTCTTTCCGGGGCCACGAGCGGCTGGAAACCAGAACCGACGCAAATAAAAACGCCAAGTAAGTCAATTTTGGGTTCGTGATAACTGTACTATTGGCTAAAATCACGCAAACATTGTAAATTATTGGTAGTTCCTATCGTTGTTCGCCTCATGGAGGTGGTGGCCGTGTATAACAGAAAAAAAGAAAATGCCTCTTGGCAGCATTGGTTAAAGGTAGCCCGGTCGTGCGCCCGTGATGGCGTAAAAGAGGCCGCCCTTGGCGGCCGGGGCGACAACGGGGCCTTTGAACAGGCATTTTCAAATCTGGCGCATGCGTATTTGCGCGACTCGGCTCCGCGCCTGCTGGACCACGAAATCGGTTTCCAGTTGCTCGATCGCAATCAAGAAAATACCAAGGCCGTCGGCATTTTTGCGTTTAAGCTGGCGTCGCAGTGGCTGTACGCGCCCGTGTTCTTTTTAAACGGCGATCTCAAGGGCCACGAACTCCTGTACATCAAGAATCAGGACATGTTCGTGCCGCTCAAGGAGAACTGGGTTAATTACCTGATGAACCGCAAGCCCAGCATTCTGGGCTCGGGCGTCGACAAAAATTTAACAAGTCTCGGCCAGCGTCAGCCCGACTTCACGCAGCTGTCGCGCAGCCCGGCCAAATTTGGTTCGGCCCAGCCGACGCTGAAAGAGATGATGACAGCGGTTATGCCGACACTGGCTCGTACCGCCACAATGAACACAAAGATCGCCTTTGCTGAACTCGGCAAGACGTTTGATCTTGGCACGTTCCTCAAGGGCGCCCGGCTTGAAACAATCAACGTGCTCGTAAAGAGCTGCCAGTCAGCGCCCAAGCTCGCCGCCGCGCTGGACGAGTTTCACGGGCTGGGCATCGTTGCCGAGGCGATTAAAGCCGCCAAGGCTCGCGACGCTGAGCTGAATAGCACAAGCATTTTAAAGGCCGCTGCGATCAAGAAGGCCGCTGACGAGGGCAAACTGACAGTGATTGCCCCGGGCGTCACCGCGCAGGAAAAACTTCCGCCGGGATCGACCGAAGAAGACCAAGAGAAACTGCTGCAGGAGGGCGTGTTGATTCACGACCGCCGCGGCAACGACGAAGTGAGCGTGCCGTACACAGTACAGACGGAGCGCAAACTGTTTAATCCAACCGAAAGCGGTCTGTATAACGTGCTTGTCAAACCGGGCGATATTGTGAAGTGCTTCGTCGCGGTTCATCCGCAAGGCGCTGCGCGTCGTCAAGATTTTGCCACCATTGTGCGCGTCGACGGCACGCCCGATTGGGTGAACATGCGGGCCGACAACATTTTTTGCTTGAACAAGATCGAAGACGACGAGTTCAAAAAATGGTTTGACGGTTTGCCGGGCACAGACAGCGTCGGTTCCGGTCGTTACATGGTCGTAAATAAAAATGGCGACTGCACGGTACCTTTCCGCAAGCTGCGCGAATACGGTTCAAGCGACATGGCCGGCACTGTTTACGAAGTGCACCTTGAAGATCATACAAACCATCCACCTCGCGGCAGCATCTCCGATTGCAACTACACCGATCCGCTGAATTACAGCAAATACCGTGACGGCGTGCGTCTGCACCTCAACGGCAAGAACGGTTCAAGCCTGCGATCCAGCATGGGCGACATTTACGTCCCTGAAGGCTACAAGCTGTTAAAGGTCAGCAAGGGCGAAGACGATACTGATTCGCCGGAAGGTCAGGACAGCTGCGGGTGTGGCGAGAGCGATCCGCCAGCCCTGATGCCGGGCAATCTTGCCGATGCCCAGCTGGTGATCATGCAGAAACTCAGCAGCCTGACGATCTATCACAACGGCACGAATGTCTCGATTGCCGATGTGCGTATGACGCCGAAGGAGGCGCTGGTTGCACTGGTTCAAAACCATGGTTTCCGCGAAAAGGTTGCGAAAGAACTGCTGACCCGCGCAAAGGCCAACCGCAAGTTCGCCTGCCACGTGAAGTACGCCGATCCGTACGGCCCGCCGATGATGATTAACGGCGCGCCGACCGCTCCTGCCGATCCGGGCCCCGTCATGGGCGGCGAGAGCATCATGGGCACCAGCGTTCCGACACAGTTGGGCATCGACGTTGGCGTTCCGGTTGACGGGATGCGCGCGTCGAACACTGATCGCAGCGTTTACAACCCGAATACACAGCTGGATCAAAAGGCCGTCGGTCAGGTCTTGGATGCGGCTTCGACCGGACAAAAAGAAATATTCGATACCGCCATGATTGGCACAATGTTGCGCGCTGTGCGTGACGACGGCCTTGTGGATCGCTACATGGGCGATCTGACATCCGGCCTCGACAAGCTCGGTCGAATCTTATTCATGTTCTACTGGCACGGCGATCGTTTCGCTGACCGCTACGGCAAAGCCGACATGCCCGAACTTGAAGATTCGTTGCGTAACGCGTTTGAAATGCTTGGCGATGTTATTCTGTTCTTGAAACAGAAGACAATCGAACCGTATTCCGAAGAAGAGGCGGTTGACGTCGACCTTAGCAGTGTCGCTAACTCCTAATAGGTGATAACTATGGGCAACATTTGGTCAGGTACGACGCAATTTTCTGCCACCAGCGGTTCCGAGGCCGTTGTGGCTATAAGCGTGCCGCACCGCGGCATTTTGCGCGGCTACTCGTTAGCGCAATTAAACGGCGGCAACAACAAATTCGACGCCGATCTTTACTCCAGCAATCAAGAGACAACGCCAAACTCAAATTTACCGGCGGAGGCGTTTCACGTACTCAGTCTTTCTGATTTCGCTGACGTTGTTTCTGACCCAGACGTCGTTGCGATTGCCGAGAACACTAGCGTGAACGTCGCCTACACCAATCGCGACGGTTCGCCGACATTGCCGCAACGTTTTCTTTATTTGCACATCACGCCCAACGGCACCGGCGAAAAAAACTTTGTACTGAATGTCACAATTGAAACACCTGTACTGTGGTAATGGGGACGCAATATGCCTGAAAACGATAACACGCGGATATTTCGCTCTATTCATTTACCGCACCGCCGCCGCGAAATCGTCAGCGCCGAAGACCCGACGCCGATCAACGTGCAGCCGGGTGAGATTCTGTACGACGAAGACGCAAACAAACTGTACGCAGGGCTTGAAGACACAACGGCTGTAGAGATCAGCGGGGGCGGCGGCAGCGGTGATTATTTGCCGTTGAGCGGCGGTACGATGACCGGTTCTATTGTGTTTGACGGCACAAGCGGCCAGTACATTAACAAAGGTAACTTCGATACCGAACGTGGCGGTAATTACGGTATTTCGCTGGTCTGTTCGGTCGGCTACGAGTTCAACTGGCAAGCTGGTTGGCTTATTACTACAGAGCAAAGCAGTACTACGCCGCGGCCACTGTATTTGGATAGCGTCGCCGGGACAACGTTGCGCGTTTGGGATGCAGCCGAAAACAAGGGCGTTGAAATTGCGCACAGCGGTATTGCGTTCGTTGACGACACGACGCAAACGAGCGCGGGCGTCACAAGCGTAGTGGATGGCGTCAATGGCGCAACCCGGATTACGAACTGCATGGCAATCTCTCAGACCGATTACGACGCAATCGTGTCGAAAGACCCCAACACACTGTACGTGATTACGTGAGTATTTATCGGGGCGCTTTTAGCTTGTCTGCAGCAGCTGTCGGCGCGCAGCCGGTGAGCAAAATCTACCTAGGCGGCACGCGGGTGTGGCCGTGTGTTTCTGGCTGCACAGACAACACCGCCATTAACTACAACCCTAGCGCGACGTGCGACGATGGCTCGTGTGTTCCGTGCGTCTATGGCTGCATGAATCCGGTTGCCGATAATTACAATCCGTTGGCAACCTGCGATGATTTTTCGTGTACTGGTGATTCTGGTTTCAAGTGGATGCGAATGAATAGCGTAAATTCCACTACGGCAGCTGGAATCGGGCAGAAGAACATTACAGTAGCGATTACCCAAAGCGGCGGGGGTATGTTTGAGCACAGCGGCATGTACGGGGCCAGCGCTTTTCCGACAGAATACGGCGTACCAAGCATCGGCAAGCAAATTGCAAACACGCAAGCCGGGATATTTACAGCAATATTTAGTCAGCCAGTTACAGATGCTTTGGTCGCATTTGCGAGTGTCGGCCAGCAGGGCTTGCAGGTTCCTGTAATGGTGCTTGACGAAACCGGCAACCCAAAACCGTTCACGCCAATTTGGAATTCAAATGGTATTGTCTCTGGCACACAGACGACCTACTTAAATCAAGTAAGCGCCACGCAATACACGCAGTTTGTCGGAGAAGAAGGATTTAACATTATTCGCATCGACGGCACAATGAGCAGTGTGACGTTCAACTACGGCGCCGCCGAGTATTACTGCACACTCTGTTTTGGGTTTGTTGATCAGAACGTGCCGTGATGGCCCTACAAAATTGCGTAACATATGCCCCACGAATTTCGCCACGATCCGCGACGAGCCCCTAACTGGCCGTGGCTCCGCGCTGTAGAAATAGACCGCGGCGGGCGAGCACCATCCCGCAAGCTCGACGGCGCTGCTGGTTTTCGCAATATCCGGCGGGCTTTGCGATTAAAGCGGCATTATGACCGGGCTGGCAACAACCCGGAAAAAATGTACGCCCTGATGCTTCGCGACAGCGGCTTATTCTGGGCGCACTCGCTCTGGATCGACGACAAAGCTCCGTCGCGCTGGGCAATTGAAGCCAGAATTATCGCCGGCGAAACAAACGCTGAAATTGCACAAAAGCTCGGCACCGAAGAAGACGTTATTGCCGCATATGCCGACGTTTTCTTTGACGTACGCGATAAGCTGCAAAATTTAGATTACGTCATAGGCGTTATCCTTGCCGACGCCGTGACCCGAGGCCTGCAGGAACGCCAGTACGATTTATTGTGGAAGATGGTAGCGTTCCAAGGCGGTACGCACGCTTTAAACGCTATTCTGTCGCGGTTTATTTCAATCTCCAAGCCGCGATCTCCAGACGAAGTAGCCGGGTTTTTTCAAGATTCGGCTATCAACTCTGTTAAATACAAAGCCGCAATCGCTACAATGACAATACCTGTAAACCAGCACACATCGCTCGCCCTGATCGATTCCTTTGTAAAATATGTAGAGGTCGAGCGCACAACAGATAATGCAACAAAGGCGCAAAACTCTATAATTGAGAATATCGGCGCCATGCTGCGATCAATGCCAATTCGGATTGGTACGAAGCTGGAGTCAAAAGCAAACAAATTGTTACCGTACGATGACTCCGCGGCTGAACTGCGCGGAGATGAAATAATGACCGTTGTAAGCGGCGGCGAGATTGAAAACGCCAAAGCCATCCAACAATTAAAATTTCCCGGAGACGCGTGATGTCACAACTCAGCAAAACAGCCGAGAGTAAACTGCTCACTGCAATTGAAACAGCAGCTGAGTATGTAAATACCGGCCTTAGCCCAAATGACGCGATCATCAAGAGCGCAACCCAGTACAACATTCCTCCGGGACACCTTGATCTGATGGTGCACGCCTATAACACCGGGCGCACCACCACCCAGCGAGAGCGCGGCGAGAGCACGATTGAGAAAGCAGCTAATTTTGATATGGCGGACATTGACGTAATTAAAAAAACCATGTTTAGTCCGACCGTAAAAACATCTGCAGAAATTGCGAATAACGCCGCCGTCTCGATGGATTACGCTGTTCCGCCGGTAGGCTGGCTGAACAGGATGGCGAAGAAAAACGCGGCGATGCGCACTGAACTGATTGCCGCCACCACGCGCGTTAAAGTGGCGCAAGAAAACTCGCTTGTTCCGAGTCTGTATGCGCAGAAAATGGCGGAACGTCGTGCGGCCGAAGAAAATCGCCGCAACGTAACCGATCTCTACTACAAGACGTCGAGCAAATTTGAAGAGCTGGCGACATACTTTAAAACTGCCGGCCACGTTCCGTATGCCGACGTTCTCGAAGACGTGGCAATCACTCATGGTGAACACGGCGCGCTTGTGTTGAAGAAGCTCGCCGGCCTGTATCCCGAGATTGAAAAAGAACGGGCAACAGGCGCACCAGTTCTTGCTGATACAAAACCGCGGCAGTTGGTGGAAGAAGTACTGAACTGTGTCGACGAGTATAACAAGGCGGCGTCTGCGTTTTATGCGGCCGACGCCAAGTCTATAGGCCCCACGTACGATTCGTTTGTAAATGACAAACCTGTCGCGCCTCGTAACAGCATTCTGCCAGATATTGCTTCGCCGCACGTGCAGAAAATTGCCGGCGAGCAAAATGTTCCCGCAACCAGAGAAAGGCGCCCCGCGTCTTTTTCTAAAGGCGTCGTTCCGCCCGACGCCACACTCAACAGCATGTTAATCAAGGCGGCCGCTTCCACAGCTCGTGTTTTCGAGCGCGACCCCACCGCCCCTTTTGATTCTCCCGGCGGTTATCGCACGTACGTGTTAGACCAAGACGGAAACGCTGTCGACATGCTCGGCGATCTGGAGCCAGCGCGTGTCGATCAGCCGCGTACAAGTACAACGCGCGTATGGCGAGAAGGGCGAGACGGCCAACCGGGCGGGCATCAATCTATTTTGATTGACTCCGCCACAGGCAACCAGCTTGCTACGCTCGGCGACGTTGAACCTGCCCGCGAGCAGGGCGGCGGCGGGCATGGCGTAAATCCATTTGATGTCGGTTCCAATGTCGGCTCGTCGATCGGGCAGGGCATGTCGGCGATGAATCCCGTTAATTTTGTCGGGCGTGTCGCTGAGACAATGGGCAAAGCCGAAATGCCGGATTCTAAAGCTGTTGCCGCTAAAACGCTGGCCAGTATCTCCGGTACAGAGCAGGACAAAGCGCTGCGCGATATCAAGTCACGCAGCGTTATGCACGATTTGATTATGAACGACCCTGTTATCTCGGCGCATGAACCGCAAGAAGTAGCGATGGCGTTTAATGAGATTGCAGAGCTCGCCCCGTCGATGGTGGACAGCCCGGGCATGCTGCGTGTTGTTTTGCGCAAAAGGCTTGAGGCCGGGCAGCTGGCCGACTTTGACGTAAAGCAGATTATGGAAATGGATAAACTGCGCGCCGAACGTGATAAAATTGTAAATGAGACACGTCGGCTTAACAAAGAATCGTTATAGGTCTAACCATGTCTATGATCAAAGTCATTCAACCGCACGCGCAAGAATTTAGCGAACCGGTTGCCGAGTTAATCAAAATATCCAGCCGCGGTATTATCGGGGCGGACAAGATCAACTTCGTTAAGCGTGCCGGCGCCGAGTTTGCGGACAAGATTGCTGCGCTGAAGTTCGAGCCGGGTGAGATTCCCGTGCATCTTATTGCGATAGGCGCGACCGAAGATTACGGCCCCAATCGTAATGGCGACGGCTTCGGCCGCGAGACCTGCCGTCGGTACCACGACACGTTTCAAAAATACGCACGGTTCTATCGGGACCACGCCAATAAAAATCCGGCTAAAAGTTATGGCGTCGTAAAGGCGTCGTATTACAACGAGCCAATGCGCCGTATTGAACTGGTTTGCGCGCTCAACGGCACTAAAGAAGCCGCCGACCGTAATGGCGGGCTGCACGCTGACAAAGAACTCGAAAAGCTGTCGGCCGGCAAAGACATCCCCGTATCGATGGCCTGTAAAATTCCTTTCGATAAGTGCTCGTATTGCGGCAACAAAGCCCGCAACCGCTCCGAGTATTGCGACGCCATTGAAAACGGCGGGCACTGCAAAGCCGGCGGTTTAAAGCACAATATCGGCAAGGTTCTGTCCGACGGCCACGTGCTTCACGCCGATAACCCCGACCCCAGTTTTTTCGACATTTCTCACGTCTTCAGGCCAGCTGACCGTATTGCCTACGTATTCGGCGAACTGCAAAAAGCAGCGTCTCACGGCATAATTTCGGGGGCTGAGCTGGCGGAACAGATGGAATTAACATTTAACCCGTTGGCCGTTACGGGCACAGCAAAATTAAACAAACAGCTGGTTGCGTTGTCAAAACTTGCAGCCGCTGAACGTGAATTAAAAACAGGCAGTTCGCTTTGGGCACAAGTTGCGCTTGCACATCATCCGGTTGTACAGGAAGATATTGCTGAAATTGACTGTTCTTGTGCTAAAATGGCTTCAGTGTTCAGAGGGTTGGTTGATGTCGGCGTTATTTTGTCACCAAAAGACTTTTTAGCGTTGACCGTCAAGTCAGCAAACGCCTCGCTTGTGAATGCAGTAAGCAATGCACTTCGCGGCGTGTTCTCGGAACTCGAAAAACAAGCAAACATCGCTGAGGAGCTCGAAGACAACATTTTTTATCCGGCTGACACGGCGCCATCGAACATTCGCGGCTGGGCTCAAAAGGTTGCGCGGACACGAACCTTGATTACCACAGACGTAGAAAAGCGGGCTTATCTTGCCGCAATTCGTGGTGCTGAGACTGTAAAAACAGCTGGAAGCGTCAGTGATGTTAGCGCCGCAGAAAGATCGCTTGCGAAACATTACGCGATGTATAAAATCGCTTCGTATGCGGCCGCGATTGAAAAATACGAAAATAACTTGTTGACACCTACCCACTGTGTACTGCAAAATTATACGATATGAAACGCCACTAATCGATGAGATTGGGCTTCAAAGGAGATTAACATGCCACGTATGCAACGTTCACTTTTTGCTGAGTTAAATGCTCTTGCCGAAGAAATCTCGGCGGGCGCTTCGACAAAGGCCGCTGCCGATAAGTCCGCGGCTCCCGTACCGGCTGATCCGGGTGGTTACAAAGGCCACTCGTCGCATCCGTCTGCCAGTGCGGATAACGGCTGTCAGGCCGCGTCTGAAGGTGAACGCAGCCGTGAGTATGAAGCTGACCTCAAAAAGCAACAGGGTCCGGTGGGCGTTGATAGCACGCCGGAGATGTCGCAGGAAGGCCGTCAGGATGACGTGCAGCTGAACATTGGCGCGCATGTTGCCGCGACCGGTGAAGACCCTGCCACCGAGAAGGATTACAAGGGCACGAAGGATGATCCGGGCACTTCCGCTCCCGCCAAGGCCAACGACGGCGAGAAGTACAGCACGGTGACATTCAAAGAAGCGCGCGACATCTGCAGCAATCTTGGTAACAAGGTGCTGGCGCATTACATCAACTTTGGAGCACCCACAGAAAAAAAATCTGAGGGCCTCGTCGGCGGGCAACACAAATTAGATGTCGACAACGACGGCAAGATTGAAGGCGCTGATCTGGCTAAGCTCCGCAATGGCGGCGCAAAGAAGGCTCCGCCCTTCGCGAAGTCGGAAAATGCCCACGAAGCCGCTGAGTCGCCGGCTGAAGAAGCTGAAGAGCACAAAGAGGCGGCCTACCGCGAAGGTTACGAGCTTGCCCAGCACATGGCGTGGGAGAAGGCTGCGTCGGAGCAAGTCGTCCGCGACATGTGTGTCGGTGCTTTAAAAGAAGCCGACGACATGGCCGAACTCGTCATTGGTTTTTTGTCGAAGCAGGCTGAAGCTGACGTAGACGACGCTGCCAGTTCGGAGGATCACTCCGGCGGCGCGGCCGACGCTGCCAGCGGTGCCGGCGACGCTCCCCCCGAATCTGCTATGCCCGAAGACGCCCCGGAAGGCGACGACATGGGCGGCGACATGGGCGGCGAGCCGACCGATGATCAAGCAGTACAAGAATTAGCCATGGCCCTCGAAGAGCTGGGCATTCCGCCCGAAGCGTTGCTTGAGGCTCTCTCTGGCGGTGGCGACGCTGGCGGCGACGCCGGTGGCACGCCTGCCGGAATGGGCGGCGGAGAAATGCCGCCCGAGATGGCCGGCGCCCCGAAAATGGCCGCTGCAAAGCGGGCTGCTGTAAAGCGAGCCGCGCTTGCTGAGCTGCAGACAATTGGTCAGGCTGTTGTAAATTTTAAACGTGCTGGTCGGTTCCAAGTCAAGGAAGCCCGCACAAAGAAGTCTCGGCTGCTGCGTGATGAAATGAAGCAGCATGTCATGGAACTGATGAGTCGTTAATTTACGGAGGTATAAAATGCCCGGAACCCAAGAGATCGCGCAGAGCGTCATCGACTACATCGGTTACTCCGATGCAGCGCTGACAAAAGCTGCGGCTGTAATCGACGCACAGAATGCGCAGCACGAAAAGATTGCTGCTCTCATTCCGTCGGCGGTTGAAGCGTGCGTAGAAAATGAGCGAGTTGAGCCGCATCAGAAGGAAGCTCTTGCAAAAGCGCTGACTGATCATGCGCAGGCGATTGAGTTGCTCACCAAACTGGCTTCGCACCGTAATAGCGCTGAGCTTGCTCCGCGTCTCGGTACGCCGGTTGGCCAGCAAAAGGCCGCCAGCTATGACCCGAGCAACAGTCTTACGAGCGGGTATGTGGGTGCCCGCGACGGCCGCCT